ATAAAGATTACTATAATAAGACTTTAGTTTGTATTGATTAGGTGCATTGTTTTCATGCATTAAACTATTATAAATATAATTCAATCCTAATATTTCAACTTGATTTTCTGTTAAACTGGTCTTATCCAAATTGTCTTTATCAAATAGTAACTCTGAAATTTCATTTGTACTTAAATTAGCACCTTCAAATCTCGAGTCATTTTCCACTATATCTTTTATACATTTCTTCCTTATTTTATCTAGTTCGAAAAATTCTTGATGAAGTAAACTATTAATATATTGTAATTTTATTTTAAAATCTATCTTCTCATCTAATTGAAAATAATCATTATCTTCAATTATTTCTTCCCCGAAAGTTTCAGCTCTTTTTTTTATTGAAGAGTAGCTAACTTCAAAATAATCAGCTAATTTACATAAATCCTTTTTCTCTATAAATCCTTTAGCAGTATAGTCTTGTAATTTCGCTTTAAATTCTTTATGGGGTATTAGAATTTCGGCAGCAAATCTATTCGCAAAACTTTCAAGTCCATTATAAGGTGTACGCCTATTAGTTTTCTCCTTTAAAGTAAAATGATTTTCATCTCTATAATCTTTAATATGATGACATAGCTCATGTGCCAAAGTAAATTTCATTCTTCTGATTTTCTGATTAGAATTAAGGCCAATAAAAGCTTTTTTAGTTTTGTTTCCATTAATATATAATCCATCTATACCTTCCAAATCTAAAGGCATATAAAAAACTTCTAAATTTCTACACAGTAAAAAGATATCCACTTTAGCATGGATATCTTCACTTTGTGTATAGTTTTTTAAAACATACAAAGCTAATTCTCTTGGATCATCAACTCTATGTGATAACTCCCTTAATTCTTGTAAATTCATTACTTCTCCACCCTAACCTAATGCAGCTTGTAACTTATATAATTTTCTTATTTGATTTATATCATTGTCACTAATTCGTTTAGAATTTCTAGCAATAAAAGTTTGCTTAGGAGTTTCAATTTTACAAGAAAAAACATCATCTTCTTTAGTTAATCCATATAAATCAGCTAATATTTGAAGTTTATTAATATCATAATCTTTTAAGATATTTTCCTCTATCAAAGAAATATCTTTTACAGAAATATTGGTTTTACGAGCTACAAATTCTTTTGTTAATCCATATTCTAATCGAGCATTTAATAAACCATTAGTGATGTTTTTTTGCATAATTTTTACCTCCCTAACTATTATTTATTACAATGTCATTTATATTAATAAAAATAATTTGTTAATTACCTCAATTCAATAATACTATACTTGTCAAGTATAATATATATCATTCAATATAATTATCATAAAAAAGATAATTTAGAAGTACTGAGCTAATCTTTTTTTATATCACTCCTCAAACCTTCCTATATCATCAATATGAAAATCAGTATTGGGATATTGCTTTTCCAACTCTTTTAAATCTCGCTCATTCTTCTCATCATCTTCGCTTATATTATCAATGAATACTGGTGTTGCTACATTTAAGTCTACTTTCTCAGTAAATAAGCTATGGTAACGACCAAGCAAATCACGAGCTTTCATGCGATCACTAGGCTTGATAGGTACATCTACTGTTTCCACATGTTCGTTATATACGAGGTTCATTCTTCCACTGTCTGGATTACGTTCAAACGTACCTTTCTTTACTACAGCTTCTTTAGTTTCCGTCTCGTCACCTATTGCTGCTTGAGTTAATAAATACAATAACTCTTTGGCTGATAAAATAGTATCGTCCATAATCTCGTCTTTCTTACTTTTTATATATTCGTCCACTTTCTCTTTGCGTAGTAATCGACTACCAGTTACATGTGCACTATTCGGGCTATATCCTGCCTTTATAGCGCTTTGAGTAACATTGAGTGTCTTAATATACTCATTCGCAAAACGTTCTTGTTTTGGCGTTAATTTGTCCATATCATCACTCCTTATTTATATTTATCTCTGATATAATACATACCTTTTAATCCTATTTGCTTATATAAATTATTAATTGTAATCGCTTGATGTTGAGCCCACTCTATAGCAGTAGCATATTGATGTGTAGCAGGATGTTTAGGGTTCCATCTAATTCTATATAATGTGTTTTGTCCTTTGTTGATGTAGTCTTTTCTCACGAAACTAGCTCCACCCATAATAGCTTTTGCTGGAGTAGTCCAACCTCTTTTTCTAGCGAATGTCATTGAATAATTAGGATTGTTATCATATGCACCGATACCAAAGTAGTTATAAGCCCCATATCTACCACTAGCGAAGTTACTTCGGCCATATCCACTTTCTAGGAAAGCATGAGCGATTAAATATATCTCGTTAATATTATTCTTTTTACACCCCTCAGCAAATGCTTTACCTTGACCAGATAAAGTACCTTTACCTTTAAGTATCTTATTCAACTTACTTACTGGTATACCTTGATATTTTCCTAAATCTAGCATTTGATAGCGTTGAGTTGAACTATTCCATATAGTGTTAGGATTCATATACTTACTTGTTTGTGACCTAGAAGCATTACCCCAACCCCAACTATAAGATTTTTGAGGCATGCCACGAGCCATTTGTGCATTAAGCGCTTGCTGGAATGTAAACATACTTTTCTCAACTACTATTTTAGGCGTATTAGGTTTTCTATTTACCGACTTGTTATTCTGTGAAGTTGTTTTATTATTTTGAATAGGATTATCTACAGAAGTTCTAGGCTTAATTTTTATTTTAGTTTTAGTCGTTGTTGTAGTAATCGTTTCTGTTAGCAATTTATCTCTTTTTAGGTATAAACCGATAATTTTCTTCTCGACTTCTTTATATTTGCTTTCATCAGGAATACCATTTTTGATTAAGTCGTAATTGATTAAGTCTTTCATGGTACGCCAAATATTAGGGTCTGCTTTAATTGATGATTCAGAAAGTTTTATCTTACTCCAACTTAGTAACCAAACACCATAGATTAGTGCCCTAATTTGGTTGAGCATAAATTGACGTTTACTTTCTGTCTGACCACCACATACTTCCATGACAAGCCAACCTGGATGTTCAGGCGCTTCTTCTGAATCAGGTCGAGGTGTCCATACACGCTCACGGTCTATATAAACATGTGGGTATTCATCTTCGTTAACGTATTTATTACGTTGTAAGTATAATTCTTGTACTGAAAGCATATGCGTACTTTCTTTGATATAGATACCTTTTACTTTTCCTATCGACTTTTGCCCTTCTACCATGTAGTGATAAATATATTCTAGTTTGTCGTCTAAATCTGATGAAAAAGATGTATAAGAAACTCTAGTTATTTCTTTAAAATACGGTTTCTTAGCTTCACCTGTAGTTGTTGTTGCAGTACTAACAGTTGCTTTAGCGTTAGGATTAACATTTTTAGGCACTTTAGGTTTTGTAGTTTCTTTTGAATAAGGAGGTCTCACAAAGCCAGTTACACTTGTATAACTATGTTTTACTAAAGCTCCAGGACTTCCCCATGCATAGTTTGGCGGTCTCTCTGAGTGAACCCAGTTTTGATCACAACTGTAGAAATACTTCTTATTTGATGGACCAACAACTATGGCTGTATGTCCTGCATATCCTATACCGTTTCCTGGATGCCACACAGCTATATCACCTGGAAGTGGAACGAAATTCTTAGTATTTCTGTAAAACTTAAACCCTTTAGGATATTTATAATATGCCATGTGCATAGCATTGCCCCATGTTATAAATCCCCAATATTTACGGAATAAATAGTTAGGTAAATCCCAACATTGTGGGCCATTTGCTCGGTCAATGTCTATTCTATGACCTATCATACTCTTTGCCCATGCTGCAACTTCTGACGCTGTGGGCTTTCTTTTCTTTGGACTAGGTAATCCCATAAATTCACCTCTTATTTATAAAATGAGCCTACCCATTTAAGGATAGGCAAATTGATTAATTATCTTCTATTGTTACTTTGTTTCACTTCATTAATCGCATTTTTATAACGTTCAGTAAGTTGTTTAATTTCAACTCCACCATACTGTTCATTCTTAGTAATAACTACACCAGTTTTAGCCATTCCTGTTTGGTTAATAACACTATATTCAAACATTAAGTTCTTGTACTCTTCATTTGTAGTGTATGGATATAAAACACCTTGTTTTAATTCTTCGAGTTTAAATGCAACTTGACGTTGTTGTGATTCGTTTAATTGATTGTCATATTTTTGTTGCAACAAGCTTAATTCATAAATGTCAGTGTTCGTTACATCTTTACTATTGATGTAGTCTACAATCTCACTATCGTTATAGAATGATAATCTAGCTTCTAAATTCTGACGTTTAATAATTTCAGTTTGTGGATATTTAACATTATCTTGTTGGCTTTCTTTCTCAATCTCATTACAACGTTGCTCTATTTCATTTAATCTATCTGTAGCAAACTGTTTGAATTTGTTTTCGAGTTCAGTAACTTTGGGCTTTTGTTGTTCGTCTATTGCCTCTAAACGATAGCCTTGTTTATATAAACGCTTAGTATCTTCGATTAATTTATTTACTTCATCTAATAAATCTTTATATTTTCTGTTGTCGAATAATACACTCCATACGTCTTGTGATGTACCTTGATAAGTAGTTGTTGTCATAATACATACCTCTTTCTTTTTAATTTGCTTGTAAAAGCTTTTCTTGTCTTGCTCGTTTCATACGCGTTTTAATTCTTTCTTTTCGTGCCTTACCTTCTGCCCTACGTCGCTCTTTATCAGCTTTAATTTCTTCTTGTATAGCAATATTTCTATTATTCTTATCCTTGCTATCTATGTTGTTTATGTCCTCGCATATGCGTAATATAAGGCTCTCATCAGCTAATATGTCATCTCTTTGATATCTCTTTATCTGACGTTGTTCACTATCACTATAGTTAGATAGTATAATGTTAAACTTCTTTAAATCATAATTAGATTTATGCTTAATTTTTTCTAGCTTCTCACGTTCTTCAATAATACTTAATGCCAAATCTTCAATGTGATTTGATTCATAGGACAACTGCATAGTGTATGGATCAATAAACATTCTTGGATAATGTAAAGCGTACATATCTTCAATGCGTTGTTCCCATTTATCAAACTCACTTTTTAAGAATGCAGCATTGTACTTTGTTTTGAGTTGAATAACAGCATATCTTTGTTCTACTCCCAAATGCTACACCCTCTTACACGCTTAGTTTTTGAAGTACATCTAATCTTGCTTGTGTTCCTAACATTTGACGTTTGACACTACAAATAGCTTGTTTCTTATCATCTTCATTTTTGATAATGAAATAGCCTCTTGCATCTTTTTTGTAGCTATAACCTACTGGATATTGATAATTAATAATTAAGCTAGTGATTACTTGAGTAAGCCATCTATCATTTGCTTTATTTACGTCATATCCTAATTGGTTAAGTATTTTAGTTTTAGTTACATACTTTTCTTTAGAGTTATTTATAATGTCATAAACTCTTACAAAATCTCTTGGTGCCTTTTGCACCTTTTCGTCTAATGTATTTAACATATTACACCTCGTATTTTTAAAGTGCTTCCATACGATTGTTAGACTTACACGTTTCTTCTCCCTTAACTCTATTATACTAAATTTACACCCAAAAAGCAAACTTATGTTCTTGTTTTTACTCGTTTTAATTCATGTTTAACATCACATAAAAACGTTGTATTAACAACTTTTATAAGCATTTTTCATACACTTTTCACATACTACAAATAAGGAACGTATGTTCTTAAAATTTTGCGTTTTGTCCCCTTATAAAAATTAAGCACTTAGCTTTTTTTAGTTATATCCTCAATAACGTACCTGCTATTGTTTCAAATTGATTTGAGATAATCTCTACATTCATTTAGTTTGCTCCTTTATCTTTTATTCGTAATACTACCGGAACCCATGAAGGTTTATCTACATCGTCAGTGATAGCTAATGGTAATGGTGGTACTTTTCCGTCTAATAAATACCTCTCAACATATCGTGAATTATGAATAATTGATATCTTGTTTTCTTGATACAACTCCTGTATAACTGAACCTGATTCCGTTGTGCAGTGATAGAAGAATATTCTATTCTTATCACCGTCAAACGTAAGTGATCTATTTCCCTTAAAGGGTACGCATGCTTTATCAAATAGTGGTTCTAACTCGTATATATAAGTGCTTCCATTCTCTCGAATAAATTCCAATACTTTATCTTTTAAATTATTCATACGCCACCTCTTTATTTACACTAAAAGTTATTGGTAACCAATGGTAAGTATCTATATCATATGACTTCAAAACCGGTAAGTTTAATTCTTTACCGTCAACCATATAAATAACTGGCTCACATATTTTCATATCTATTAATCCTTCGTTGACTAGACTGCTAACCACATTAAAAGCTTGTTCGTTCCATCCATACCAAAATATAATATTATTGTTCTCTGCACTGGTATAAGCTCCGTTACCTTTGTAGTCAAAATGATTCTCATCAAAAATCTTTTCGATTTCTACAAACGATGTGCCAGCATTTTCTGTTATATATTTAATAATCTTATTTTTTACATTGTTCATTTTAAAACCTCACACTATATATTTTTTCTCACACTTATTTGTAATGATATAAACGCTTTAATTTCAAGTGTTACAGCTTATTTCTCACACCTCACAGATAAATTAAGTAATTGAACATATATAATTCATATAACGATTTATCTGTTTTAAAGTTAAAATAAAGTGTGAGGTGTGAGAAAACCTTTAAAAGTATTGATATATTAATGTTTGTAATCTCACACTTATATTAATTTACTCACACTTATTCTGTGAGCTTTTTCAATATGCTACCATCAACATCATATATATTTATGGTGTTTTCTTTTTTATAAAATCTTTTACTTTTTTCTTCTACTCTTGAATAATAGCTAACTGTTTTATAACCAATTTTCGCCAATTCTTTAGAAAAATTGAACTTATTAAGATGATGATAACCGTTATTCACACACCATATTTGATATATTTCGTATGCTTTATCAGTATTACGCCCTTCTACTACTGGTAATTGTCTATAATCCTTGTCTGTCGCATCTTCTATGAACTGCAAAACTGGATTATTATCAAATTGATACTCCTCTTTTGTCTTTCTAGCAATTTTCGGTTCGATAATCTCGTTATTTTCTAATGTTCTTTTTAAACCTTTTAAAGCTAAATTAAGTAAGGCTGACATATTATGTGGTGTTATCAATTTGTTCAATAACATTGGATCTTTTTTCTGCCCACCTTTGCCGAATTTACGCAGCATAGGAATAATTACCATACGTCTATAAAAACCTTCACTCTTATCATTACTCATTGGTAACTCATTACTTGCAAAGATGAGTTTTACATATGGCTTAAACTCAAAAGCGTCTTGTCCTTTAAATTCAAGTGTGATGTAGTTTCCTGTTACAATGATTTTGAAATTGCCCGTATCCTTAATACGATTAGGATCTATATCATCAGCAATATTTACTAGCTTTCCTTGTAAATTTGCAGGTTTAAATTTATCGTTTAAGTCATTAAAAGATAATGCTGTAGTATTCTCTGGATTATAAAAATGGTGCAATAATTTAAGTAGAGTAGTCTTACCATTGCCACCGGGACTATAATAAAAGAAAGCAACTTGTAAGAAATTATCACGATATAAACCATAGCCAATCATTTCATAAATCAGTTGTTCTACTTCGTCATCCTCATTAGAAATATCTTTGATGAACTTTTCTATCAAATCACTTTGTGCATTCTCATCGTAATCAACATCAATAATATTGGTTATATAGTATTGAGGACTAAACGCCTTTAATTTTTCTTCAAAAGTGTCGTATATACCGTTTTTTAATCCTATATAGCGTGCTGAACATTGTTCTTGATAATTATGCATGCATAAAGTTTTTAACTTCTGATATACTTCTTTATTTTGTTGCTCTCGTAATGACGGGATATATTTGATAGTCATTTTACGCACAACATCTATATTGAGCGGCTCGTACTTCTTGCCTGTAAAAACATGAGGGCGATTGTCGATATAGCAACCATGAAATTCTTCATAAAGAAATAAAGCAAACTCATAAAACTTAAATCTATTTCCATCAAAAAATTCTTTTTCATCAAATATTGATTTATCTTCCAAATAATCTGGAAATATTCCCATACTAAACCTCCTTATTGATGTTCTCTTTTGTATATTGATTCAAATGTGGCGTTAAACTCTCTTGAACTTAATGGAGGTTTACAATTTTCATTCCACATATAACAATATGCGTATACTAAAGGATCTGGTACACGTCTATTAAGTAATACACCTATCAGTGATGTTAATGTTTGATTTCGATTACCTGTAGAGACTCCAAATGCAATAGACTTCCAGAAATCGTTATCACGTCGTTTTGGATATTTAAAATTAGTTGATTCTTTATGTTTCTCTTTGTATTCATCACACCACTTATTGAGAGTTTTAGTGTCTAAAATTGGTGCGTCATTATACTTATATAAAAATGGATATTTATCTTTTTGATACACTGGTAACGCCATCGCTCTACTAGGTTGAAAACTCCCCTCATCTACTGGGTGACCTATCTTATTTGCTAACACTTTTGTATATTTGCGATAATCATCTGCACTTATACGCTTACTCAAAGGCGTATACAAACGTATTCTAGGACTTTCTGTTCGATGATTAAATGTAGTGTGGTACATCCAGGAAACACCTTTTAAAGTCTCCGTAATTGCATCGTGTAGTAGTCTCAACTTAGGAACGTCGTCGTAGTCCAGCACTAGGACATCACGATAAATCACGTTTTCGTCTTTACGATATTTTTTATACTCATTACCATTTTCATCAGTATCGTCTTTAATATCACCATAAACAGCAACACCACGAGCATATTTATTAGTATTATTTTGTGGTATAGATAATCTATTAACTAACTCACTCCATTTAGGCTGCGAAAACTGTTTAAACGATCTTGAGTCCAAACTTTCATACCAAATCACTGATACTTGGGTATCGTTTTCTAATTTTATTTTGTTCAATTTTTACACCTCTAATGAATAACAGAGCAAAAAATGATATAATATATAAAGAGTATTTTATTAATTGCTCTATTAATTTAGTTAATCTATGCGTTATCTGTTTCTGTCGCCAAACATTCAACAGATGACGCATTTATTTTGTCTAACTCGTCTAATGCTCTATCATGATAAGTTAACATTTCTTCATTCATGTAATTTACGTCTTTAAGAATTGAATTAAGTACAGCCATAAGTACGTAGTTTTCTTGATGTACTTCTTTTAAAGCATATGCCTCCATAGTTTTACCTTGTGCAGTTAATATCGATCTGTAATCCTCGTTACGTTCCATGTTTTCACCAATCATTTTTATAACTGTATTTATTTTTGTGTTTAATTCTGCCTCTATTACTTCATTTTTCATTTGTTTAATATTTTGTTTTAAATTACTCATTTTATTATTTCCCCTATTCAAATTTGAAATTATTTTCTAATTCTTGAACGCAAAACTTCATGATATATTCGAGATGTTTTTCTCGACTTATCTCTGTTATTTTTTCAACACCATTTCTTTCTTCGATATGT